ATGACTGACCAGGCCGATGCCGTGCCGGCGCGGCGCAAGGCGAGGCCGGCAAGGCGTAAACCTGCCGCCAGCCCGGCGATTGTCCAAAAGCCCCGCCCGAAGCGGGCGAAGAAGACGCTGGGCGACGACTTTCTCACCGCCGTGCGCGCCGATTTCCGAACCCATGGCGCCGGCGTCATCGCCGAGGTGCGGGCCGACAAGCCGGACCAATATCTGAAGATCGTGCTTTCGGTGCTGCCCAAGGATTTCGATGTCTCCATCAACCAACTGGACGGGCTGAGCGATGAGGAAATCCGCAGCCGCATCCGCGCCCTCGAAACCGTCCTCAGGCCGTTCCTCGAAGAGCCCGCTGATCTCGGCCAGAACCGAATATCTGGCGCTGCTGGCGGAGCTTGACCGCCGGCGCCGCACCAATCAGTTGGCGGCATACAAGCCTTATCCAAGGCAGGCGGAATTCCATGCCGCGGGTGCGATAAACCGCGAACGGCTGTTCATGGCCGGCAACCAGCTCGGCAAGACCAGGGCCGGCGGCGCGGAATGGGCGATGCACCTCACCGGCCGCTATCCCGATTGGTGGCAAGGCAAGGTTTTCGACACGCCCGTGCGGTTGTGGGCCGCCGGCGTCACCGGCGAGGGCACGCGCGACAATCCGCAACGCGTGCTCATCGGCCCGCCGCAGCAGCAGGCGGCCTGGGGCACCGGCATGATCCCGGCCGATGCTATTCTGCAGACCACAATGGGCCGCGGCGCACCGGGCGCGCTCGACAGCGTCGTGGTGCGCCATGGCGGCGGCGGCGACGTGCAGGCCGGCGAGAGCGTGCTGTCGTTCAAGAGCTTCGAGAAGGGCCGCGAGAAATGGCAGGGCGAGACCCTGCACGGCGTCTGGTTCGACGAGGAACCGCCGCTCGACATCTATTCAGAAGGCCTGACCCGCACCAACGCGACGGGCGGGATAACCATCGTCACCTTCACGCCGCTGCTCGGGATGAGCGATGTGGTGCTGCTGTTTTTGTCGGCGGGGGAGGTGGAGAAGATGGCGAAGGGGTGAGGGTACTGTCTTCCCTTCTCCCCTTGCGGGAGAAGGTGGATCGGCGCGCAGCGCCGAGACGGTTGAGGGGTGCTGGCCGCACCGTCATTGCCAAGCTGGAGCACCCCTCATCCGACCGAGCTTCGCTCGGCCACCTTCTCCCGCAAGGGGAGAAGGCAAGGCCGCCGCGCTCGCTCGGAAAATCTCGCCTTACCAAACTGATACGACATCTCTCCCAAGCTGATTCAGGCCCCCCGCAATGTCCCGTCACGTCACCTTCATGACCATCGACGATGCCGGGCACTATTCGCCCGACGAGCGCGCGGCGATCGTTGCCGCCTATCCCGCGCATGAGCGCGAGGCGCGCGCTCGCGGCATTCCGGTGCTGGGCTCGGGCCGCATCTTTCCGGTGGCGGAGGAATTGATCGCCTGCGAGCCGTTCCGGCTGCCGCGCTACTGGCCCAGGCTAGGGGCGCTCGATTTCGGCTGGGACCATCCGTCGGCCGCGGTCGAGCTCGCCTGGGATACGGAGGCCGACGTCGTCTATGTCACCAACGCGAACCCGTGCGCCTGGCGACCACGGCCAACATTGCCCTTTCAGGGCTGCTGATCATCGACGGCGTGGCCGCCGAAGTCGGCGACCGCGTGCTGGTGAAGAACCAGGCCGATGCCCGCCAGAACGGCATCTACACGGCGAGCGAGGGCCAGTGGTTTCGCGCCGCAGACGCGCGCACCGCGCGCACCCTGCAGAAGGGCACGACGGTGCATGTGCAGCAGGGCAGTGTCTCGGCAGATTTCGTCTATGCCTTCGAAACGCTGAATCCGGTGATCGGCACCGATGCCATCACGCTCGCCTTCTTCCTCTCCGAAGACACGCTGGGCGATGCCACGGCGGCGGCGACGGCCGCCGCCAACAGCGCGGCGGCGGCGCTTACCTCCAAGAACGCGGCGGCCACCAGCGCCACCAATGCCGGCACCTCGGCGACGNCCTCGGCGACGGCCGCGTCCGGATCCGCCACGGCGGCTGCAGGCTCCGCCTCCACGGCGGCGACTTCGGCCACCAATGCCGGCACTTCGGCAAGTGCCGCATCGGGCTCCGCCTCGGGTGCCGCGACCAGCGCCACCAATGCCGGCAATTCGGCCACCGCAGCGGCCGGCTCGGCAAGTGCGGCCTCGGGCTCGGCCACGGCGGCGTCGACCTCGGCGACCAACGCCGCAACCTCAGCCACCAACGCCGCGACATCGGCCACGGCGGCGGCAAATTCGGTGGCGGCGCTGAGCTACACCTTCTCCACGACAACCGCCGATGCCGACCCGGGCAACGGCGCCTTGCGGCTGAACAATGCCACCGCCGCCTCGGCGACCGCGGCCTATGTCGACAATCTCGACGCCGGCGGCGCCACGGTGAACGGCATTCTCGACACGTTCGACGACAGCACCAACACCATCAAGGGCCAGCTGACGCTGCGGTCCAAGGCATCGGCCGCCATCTCCTATGTGTATAACGTCACCGGCACGGTGGTGGACGGCAGCGGCTACCGCAAGCTGACGCTCGCCTATGTCAGCGGCTCCGGCGCCTTGCCGACAACGGCAGGCGGCATCTGGCTGATGTTCGACCGGGCAGGGGACAAGGGGGCGGATGGGCTTGGGGCAGGCGATTTCACAGGGCCGGCTTCCTCGGTGAGCGACAACATCGTCACCTTCAACGGCACAACGGGCAAGGCGGGCAAAGACAGTGGCATCAAGGCGAGCGACCTGATCGCCGGGCCTGCGTCGGCCGTTGCCGACAACATCGCCACGTTCAATGGTACCACGGGCAAGATCACCAAGGACAGCGGCGTGGCGGTGTCGAGCCTGGCGCCAAAGGCCAGCCCGACGTTTACGGGTGTTCCAGCCGCCCCGACAGCCGCGCCCGGCACGAACACGACGCAGCTTGCGACGACGGGGTTTGTCAAGGCGGCGATCGATGTCGTGCTGGGTGGGGTGTCAGCGACGTTTGATACGCTGGCGGAGATTGCGGCGGCACTCGGTCTGCTGGCCCCGATCGCCAGTCCGACATTCACCGGGGCGCCCGCTGCTCCCACCGCCGCGCCAGGCACCAACACCACGCAACTAGCGACCACGGCTTTTGTCGCGTCCAGTATAAACTATAGCACGGGCAATGCCGCCTTGGTGGCAGGCGGTATCGGTACTTACAGTCTCTGCGCGACCAGTCCGGCTGCATCCCTGGGCACCGGTCAGGTGGTTGCGGGAAGCACGCTTAAATATTCACATGCCGGCGGTAACCCTAGCGGCACTACATCTCCACCTGGAAGTTGGCAGTGTATGAGCGCGACTAGTTCTACTGGTGGTGCTGCCGGCGTGGCAGTATTCTTGAGGGTCTCGTAATGGAATACCGCAACGCTACTTACAACCAGGCCGGCACCATTGACGTGGAGATCGATCACGCTGATTTCGGGTGGATACCCTTCACCGCGTCGCTGGATGATCCGGACCCGCTCGGTAGGGAGCTTTATAAAGAGATTACCAAGGACTCCTCGGTTGCACCTTATGTGCCGCCCCCGCCGGCCCGCCAGCAGGTGGCGAAATCCGTTGTCCAGGCACGCATCATCGACGCCGGCATGATGGGCGCCGTCTATGCAGCTTTGACAGCAAACCCGATCTACTTCGCGCGTTGGTTCGCGCCGGGCCACCCGGTAGTCTACTGTGATGATCCGGACGTCGTTGGGCTTGTGCAGGCGCTGGGGCTCGATCCGGCAGCGATCCTCGCGCCCTAAACGACGGGAGGCTTGGCAGCTTCGGCTGCTGCCCTATCAAAGCGTAGCGGCACGGCATCGACCGCTGCGGTCGCGAAAAAGCTCCAGTTTCGAAGATGCCCAAAGGCACGGGTGGCCTCGACCCGGATTCTGTCGATTGCCCGCTTGTTTCTGTGGAGTGGCGGTGTGAATTGGATCTGGGTCGGAGAAGCGGTATTCCCAGAAATGAAAAGAGCCTGGACGCAGAGCGCTGGCATCAGCTGGTAGATGTTACTGCGCGCGCTCGTCATTTGTCCCGGACTGAAGAGTGCGACGTCAACCGGTGCCTTAAGACGCATCGTGCTCTTGAGCAATCTTCGGGCAGCCCCTTTTGAAATCAGATATCCGCATGAGCCTAGATGCTGCCCGAACAGTCGCGTTACGGAGTATCCATTCTTGGCCGGTGTGTGCCGACTACCAACTCTCACGCGGTTGTAGAATGTTTCGATCTTGACCAAATCTGCGTCTAGCGGAATCCAACTGTCATCGAGAAGCATGGATCCGGCGTCGTGGCTGAAAACGACATCGTCTTCGAACACTACACCATACTGATCAGGCCCGTCGGCGATGATATCCCAGCAGCGCCGATGGCTGAGAAAACAACAGACTTCCGCCTCTGTCAGAGGGGGCGCCGCGAGCGGAGCCCCAGCGCGTGCATCAACACCGGCAACGCGCTCAAAGGCAACTCCGATCCGCGAAAATTCCACCGTGACAGCCGCAAGGCGATCGATTGCCCGGTCAAGATTGATCACGAAACACTTCACTTGTCGCCCCGCACTGCATGAAAGCAAATCAGCGACTTCTACTTCGTCCCCACATGATCGTGAAGTTCACAGGTAGTTTTTGCCGCCACTTTCAGCTCTATACGGATGGCCATTGACAGTCAACTTCTGCGAGCGTGAGTGTATCGCGGGCGGTTGGCCAAGCTTCGAATGCTTGTGATTAATGTGGCGATCAGTTCGGCTTGCGCAGCGCGTTCATGATGAGGTCGGCATCATGGCTGGCGCCGCTTGCCATCGATGCGCACAAGCTGCCCGCCATCGTAAGTGTGTATTTTGTTGGCTTTGGTGGCGACTTGCTCGCACAACCCGCGACGCAGTTCCGACCACGGCTTGGGCAGCGCCACCCAGTCGCCATTTGATTGATCATCCCCATCGTAAAACCCCTTCGGCTCACGCCCTGGCCGATCATTATCCAAATTCCTCCGAAAGGAACTCCCCATGGACCGCAACTTCGCGCGGGCGCTTGCGCTTGTCTTGAAATCCGAGGGGGGCTGGTCGGACAATCCGGCCGATCCGGGCGGCGCCACCATGAAGGGAGTGACGCTGGCGAATTTCCGCCGCTATGTCAGAGCGGACGCCACCAAGGCCGATCTGCGCCAGATCAGCAATGACCAGGTCGCGACCGTCTATCGGCGGTTCTATTGGGACGCGGTGCTCGGTGCCGAACTGCCTGATGGCGTCGATTACGCCGTGTTCGATTTCGCCGTGAACAGCGGGCCGGGCAGGGCGGCCAAATATCTGCAGGCCGCGGTGGGCGCCGTGCAGGACGGTCGCATTGGGCCGGCCACGCTCGGCGCGGCCAGGGCAAAACCGGCGGGCGTCGTCATCGATCAGCTTTGCGACGCGCGGCTGGCGTTTCTCAAGCGTCTTCCGACATGGCCCACGTTTGGCAGGGGGTGGAGCGACCGGGTCAGGTCGGTTCGCGCCGATGCGCTCAAGATGACGGCACACCCAGCCCCGCCGACGCCAGCCCAGCCAGCCACGGTTCCGCAGGCGTCCACGCCGGTTCCCGCTGCTCCCGAGCCTCCGGCCGCGCCGGAGATCATCCATCCTGCTCCAACCCCGACCGGAGCGCCTGCAACCGTCGAAACCAGATGGCTTTGGCGGCTGCTCAACGCAATCGCCAAAGTCATCTTCAAGAGGAACTGACCATGCCACGCTATGCGAAATTCGTCGTTGCCCTTGTCGGCATCGGCACGCTCATCGGCCTGCAACAGGCCGGCGTGGAAATCCCCGGCCTTGCCGATATCGTGCGCGATCTGATCGTCGGGGCTCTCGTGGCCGGCGGCGTTTATCAAGTCCCAAACCGGGGGGCATGAGATGGACCACGCTATCACCATCGGCGATGTCCTGATTGCCTCCGCCGTCAGCATTGCTGTCGTTGGCCTTGGCGGCCTGGCGGCATGGGTGCTGTCGCTCTATGCCAAGGGCATGCCGCGATGAGCGCGCTTCTCGCCTTTCTGCTCGGCAATCCAACCATTCTGGGCATCGGTGCCGCCATCCTCGCGACACTCGGCTGGGGTGTCCACCAGCGGCTCTCCGGCGAACGCAGCGAGCGCGCCAGGCAGGCCGCCGCCGAGGCCGCGGCGCGCGATGTCGCCGACCAGGTCCAGAACGATATCGGCGCGCTGCCGGCCGCCACCGCCCGGAAGGAGCTCAAATCATGGGCAAGGGATTGATGCTGGCGTTGGTCCTGGCCGCGATGGCCGGGTGCACAACCGTCAAGGGTGGGTTCTGTGCGGTGTCCAGCCCGCTGCGCCTGTCGACGACCGCCGTGGACGTGCTGTCGGACACCGAGGTCAAGGCGCTGCTGGCACATAACCGCAAGGGCGAAAAACTGTGCGGCTGGAAGCCTTGACGGTTGTCTTGCTTCGCTCGGCACGGCTGCTCGGCGAGCTGGCGCCGAGTCGATCTTTGACTTCCGTAAGAAGGGTGGTGACATGATGCACGATCTGTTCGACCTGCTGGGCATCAAGGGACCTGTCGTCGCCGCCGGTCTTGCCGGCGGTGTCCTGCGCGCCCTGTCGCGCCACCGCTACAAACTGCGCGAAATGGTGGCGTCGCCGATCTGCGGCGCGCTTGCCGCAGCCTATCTGACGCTGCCCGTGGTCCAATATTCCCGCGCTACCGGCCTGCCGCTGGCCAACGACGACACCACGACGCTGGCGGCGGCCTTTCTCATCGGCGTCTGCGCCATGTGGATATCGGATATCTTGTTCGAGGTGATCGTGCGCAAGTTCAAGCCGGCACCGGACGAGTAACTTTGCTCGGTGTTGGGAATCCCGCATGCGACGGCTCGATCAAGCCAAAGCCCGCCTCGGCTCGCGCCGGGGCGGGCTTTTTGCATTTGTGGCTCATGGCCAGCCGCTGCTATATCCCAGCGCAGGAATGCCGAACTCGCGGTGGCGTTGATCCAGTCCGGACTTATGA